TACTATTATTAAGTATAAATACTATTATTAAGTATAAATACTATTATTAAGTATAAATACTATTATTAAGTATAAATACTATTATTAAGTATAAATACTATTATTAAGTATAAATACTATTACCTGGTATTAACCAGTTTTTTGGACAAGGAGCAGTATAACTACTATATTTATCATAAACTGCTCGAGTGACACCTTGTCCATGACAACTATATGGTAAATCATTACTATTTTTACACATATACATATAATCATTTATAGGTTCTTGTTCGAAAGGTAATCCTTGAACTTGGTTATAAAATGTTTCAATTAATGGTTTAAATCCTGTCAAACATATACATAATACAAAAAATACTAATACAAACTTAATGAGATTCATTTATATTATAATTTAGATTATAAATATTTATTAAATGGATCATTCATATTGCAAACACTTGATGCATCACGATAATAATAATGTCTAACACCTTCAATCTCATTCAAACATTTTTTGTAATCTGTTCCTCTACCATCCCAAGCAGAAACTCCTCTTAATGGAACAAATGTTTCAATATTATTTAAAAATGGCAATGGTTCTCCCTTATACATTTTGTATAGTATGAATAATACTAATGCTAATCCAATACAACTTAATATCATTATAATAATATAAATATTATAATGTTGAAGAATTAAATTAAAAATAAAATACAAATCACAAAATCAATACATATATTTTAAAACAGACCATAAAGATCAATCGTAACTTAGAGTATGTATATATCATGTCGTGATTTATTATATCACAAATTTATCACATTTTAAAGTAAATTAATACTTATGGTAGTGATTCACCATATTATATTACAATTATTTTATTGGAGGACAGCAACATGTATTACTATTACATTTTGGACAAGATGAACCGTCTGGACATGTTTCAGGAGGGGTTGCATTTGGATTACACGCTAATAATGGTTCATCTTTTTTTGTACAACATTTAAATCCTAAACTACTTTTACAAATATAATCATCACCACAATCATTATTATCATTACAACTATAATCACAATTAGTTTTTGTAAAATTTGTTGTATCATACCATAAATTTGATCCACCAATAAAACATTCTTTACCATTCCAAATACAAGGTTTACCTAAATTATCATCGTACTGATCAAAATAAGCATTTTTACATGTATCTCCATCTTTAATTTTATAACAAACATCTAAATCTGATCCAGGTTTTGTATCATGTTCTATAAATCCTGCATAACAAGTTGGATTAATCTTATTATCTGATTTGTTGAATTTACAATAAGGTCCAATATAACCATCATCACATGTACATTTTCCATTATTACATGTTCCACCATTTAAACAATTTACATTAAAACAAGGATCACTTGTTTCACAATTAGGACCAGTATAACCTTCATCACAATTACATGTATTTGAACCACTATTTCTTACACATTTTCCATGACCACTGCATCTTTCACTTGAATTCATATTATGATTACAAAATACATGTCTAGTATCACCATCTCTTAATCTTCTACCTTCACTATCTCTACAATGTTCTCCAGTATAATCTAAATTATGTATATAAAATTCTTGTTCTACTCTTTTACATGGTTTATCTTTATGACATCTACCAATATTTTCCCATTCACCATAACATCTATCAAATCTACTTACAATATCATCACCATCCATTTGTGATAATGGTGTTATCATATAAGTTGCATATGGTGTTATACTATATGTATCTGAATATTTAGTAATTCTTGGATCACTACTAATACTTATTTCACCATAATTTTTCATTATTTCATTTTGTTCTCTTACTTTTTGTAATTCTATTTCTCTATTAAAATCATCTTTACTAGGTTCAATACTATTTTCTTTCATAAATTCTTTAAATATTGGTCTAACATTATCATAATTGTTCGAATCATAGATAGCAAATTGATCTTTTGAATCAACATTAAAATCTATATTTTTAGTACTATTACCTTTATTAATATTGAATACTTCGTTTTTACTTAAATTGTAAACATTCATATTAATAAATATATTATAATATTTTATAAATAATCATTTTTAGATTATAAATAATCATTATACTGAATAAAATAATTTTTACCACTTTTTTCAAACATTGCTACTCTTTTAATTTCAGTAGGAGATGTAAATTTATCCATAATATCTACTCGAATGCCTGTATTTTCTGTTCCTTTACTCCAACAATTATCACCTATATAAGGTTCAACACAACTACAATTATATATACTTGTACCACTACTGCTTTCTAAACATTTGCCACCATTCAAACAAAACATACTATTATCATCATCTTCTTTATAAGTTGCTTTTGGATCACATGTACTACTCGCACTTTGTCCATCAGTTTGACCATCGGTTTGACCATCACTTTGTCCGTCGGTTTGACCATCGCTTTGACCATCGGTTTGACCATCGCTTTGACCATCGGTTTGACCATCGCTTTGACCACCAACTACAAAATTTTTCTTATTTTCACTACGTGGTATAAATATTGTTTTAGGATCCATCTTATGTTTATAAAAATAATAACTACTATATCCATATGTAAAAAATATTAATAATACTATAAAAAAAATCATCATAACACTCTCCATTATACTAATATCTATTATTATTAAAACTCAAATATTTACATATTATCATTGTTTTCAATAAATATTAATATTTACAATTTTTTATATGTATCATTTTTCACAGTCTTCTGGTTTAGGTTCATCAGCAACTATTTTTGAGTTTTCTTCATCGCTACAAATACTTCCATCTGGAGATGGTTCTGAATCAGGAAATTCATTATTAATCTTACTTTGCAACCAAGGATCAACCTCATTTAAACTATTTTTTAATGATTCATCCAATTTATTATCTTTTACAGATTCTTCTACAGATTCTTCTACAGATTCTTCTACAGATTCTTCTACAGATTCTTCTACAGATTCTTCTACAGATTCTTCTACAGGATCATCGACTGGATCTTTAATAATATCACTGACGGATTCTTCAACAATTTTATCTTCTAATTTATTTTCATCTTCTTTCTTTTTTGCTGCCAAGACTTCTTCCTGTGCTGCCTTCAATTTTTCTCTTTTTTGTTCTTCATACATCAAATCTTTATTAATATTATTTTCTTTATATTTTTCCATAAGTTCATTTAATCCACTATCAAGAAATTTTTCATCATCAATCTTATCAGCACAAGGATTCCACGGCAACCAATAACCTACTTGACCAATAAATACATGAAAAGTACTATCCAAGCGATGTAAACGTTTAGCACGTGCTTCAGCTTCTTCTTTACTAGAATAAACTCCTCTTACTTTTACACCACGAATATTTGTCTGTCCTTTATTTTCACTATCATAATCTTTTTGTATTTCATCTTGAAATTTATATTGAAAATTTAAATAATCTTCATATACTTCATTGAATTTCATACCTTTATCTTTAGCATATGATTGCAAAAATTTAGCAGTTTTAAATGCTTCTTTATTTTGAATTATATCTTCTGGAGATACAAATGATAAACATACAAATTGTTGTCCTCCAATTGGATCATCAATTTCAAGAAAGTCTTCTTTTACTATATTTTTATCTGTCATTTTAATATTAATATTATTTTTATATTTTTTAAATATTTTAAACATAAATAAAATATATATGTATAAATATATGTATCTTAACACAAAAAATCTTATGAAATATCTTATTCAATTTATTCTTGTAAGTTTAACATCTTACACTTTATCCCCATGTACATTAAAAATGAGTTTTGCAGCAACTATTGGTTTAATATCTGCTTCAATCTTTGCCCTTCTTGATACTTATTATCCTATTGTTGTACATAAAGAAAATCACGTTCATTAATTTTATTCATCTTTAATATATCCCATATTTTGCGATATGTATAAAAATGTTAACATATATGTTAAATATGTATATGATGTCATCTTCCACAATAAATTATTATAAACTGTATATAATCCATATACATGTAATGCCATATCGTAAATATACTTAACACTATATAAACTATCAAACATATCTATAATTAAATTTGATATTAAATTATAGTAATTAAAACAAATAATAATGAATATTAACGGACAAAATATTAACAACCAAGATACAAAAATACAAGATGATTATAATGAATGTTTAAAAATAATATTTAGTATGTGTTGTTTATTGATATTTATATTTTTGATAGCATTAATTGTTACATTAATAATTGTTTATGGATAAAATTTGATTTTTAAGAGATATAAAAATATATCACTAGTAAAATAAAAATGGCAAAATCAACAAAAACACTAATAACCATAGATAAAGAAATATATACACCAGTATTTAATGAAGAAGATGATACTTATATTGATATGTGTCCTTATGTTCCATATCAACGTAAATGTATAGAATATATTTGTAGTTGCCGAGCAGGAGCATCATTTTTTAATAATGCTTCATATAAACAACATATTAAATCAAAAACACATCTTAATTATATCAAAAATTATAAAAAATATAATGCACAAATATATGAAAGAGATGAAACTATTAAAAATTTAAAAGTAGAACTTGAATTGACTAAACGTAAAATGAATAAATATAAAACATTAGTAGATAATATTGATGATTTAATGTTCCAAGATTGTTAATTACATATAAACATTGTTAATTACATATAAACATTCTTGACATTTTCATTTATATCTGTAATATTTTTACTATCATTTTTTTTTATTATACTTTTAAATTCATCAATGTGATCTAAAATACTATCACATTTACGATTAAAAAATAATAATTCTTGCAACATTGCTGTTGTATATTTTAAATGCGATATACTATTATAAAATTTATTAAATTTATCATTTTGTTTTGGCAAAAATCTATCAAACATACATTTTGTTTGATATTCATCTGCATATCCTAATTCTAATTTATAATCTACCCTACATGATCTTATCATAGCATTATCTAATGTTTCTGGTTTATTTGCTGTAATAAAAATTAATGCTCCTTCTAAACAAGTAAATCCATCCATACAATTTAGTAATCCTTGTAATGTTACTTTATTTTTCATATGATCTCCTTCTTTACGATCCTCAAATATACAATCAATATCTTCAATTAAAATAATCTTATGATTTTTCTCCGAATTATCTTCTTCATTATTTACACTACTAAATGCTTCTACCAATGTAGAATCATCCATATCTGTTGATAGTGGAATAATATGAACATCGCATCCAAAATGACTCGCAATTGTATTTATACTACTTGTTTTACCTGATCCTGGAACACCATATAAAAAATATACTTTCTTATAAGGAATACCAAATGATAAATATTCATCTCTTTCATCTACTGAAAAAAATTCAGCAATTGAATTTGTTAAATTTTCTAATTCTCCTTTTTTAAGATATAATGTATCAAGTGATCTTTTTGGTGTTTTTGAAAATAAATTCCAATATTCTTTATAATAATATACACGAATAATATCGCTAGTCTTTTTTCTATTTATTTTTCTCCTTTCTTCAACAATTTTTCTACTTTCATCTACAAATTTAATTAGTAAATTTTTATCAATACATGTTAATGTTAATTTTGTAAATAATATTTCACCTTTATATCCCCCACAACAATCATTTGCTAAATATAATTTGTCTAAATTATTTTCATTATCGCGAATACATTCATGTTTAACATGAATATTTGTATCTTTGTAAACAAAGTCTATTTCAATCTCGCCAGGAATTAATACCTTGCCAACATTTTTATCTTCTGATCTACCGTATTTATATGTTCTAAATTTCATCTCTTCTAAATATAAAAAATCATTTATTGTATCAGTATTATATTTATAAATATTCTCCAATACATCTCTATAATATGTAGATGTTGAAATAAAATGTAAATTTTGCATTATTATTATTTTATAGTATACACATTATATATTTAAGTATTATTATTATTACCATACACTAATATCACTATTACTCATATACTTTTTAAACAAAAACATTTCTCTTTTAATATATTCATTTTCTTTCTTATCATATAATTCATATGGCGCCATACTACTATTTAATGGTTTAATCAATTCTGATTTAGAACCAATGATAGGTGTATTATCATATAAATAACCTATAATACGTTTTTCTTTATATTTATTATGATCATATTTCTGTTTTGGTGTATATTTTTTTTTATTATTGGTTGGTTTAAAATTTCTAGAAGGACGACCCATATTTATATCTATTAAAATTCTTTTTAAATTATTAACATAAAAAATTATAATAATATTTTGTTTATTTTTATTTTTAATAATTTTTATTTTTAATAACCATATTATAAAATATTTATACATCTTCAATTGGTGGTGTCATTGTCCTAGTCAGACCATCATCTTCTGGTTCTGGTTCGGGCATCATAACTGTATCTGTTCTCACTAAATCATTAATTGATGTAGATTTCAACATATCTACAATCATATTAGATAAGGCATGATCTTTATATAGATATTTATAAATTTCTTCAACATTTGTAGAACCGTCTTTGATTAAATCACCTTCAATAAGATCTTCTAACATTTTAGAAAGTGCAGCATCATCTGAAATTAAATCAATAAATTCATCTTGATTATCTTGAATAAATTTAATATATACGAGTAAATCTTTTTCATTTTTAAATTCTTCACTTTCAATAAACTTTACAATATCTTCAATATCTGTTTCCTTGACATATCCTTTTTCTAGTGCCATAGTATCCATATTCGATTTTGATGTTAAATCAAAGCATGTTGGACGAGTATGACTATGAATATATCCAACACTAGCAGATTCTCCAACGTGAAATGTTGTATGAATGCTTTGAATAATTACATCACGAACACTTTCATAACCATCGGTTTGGAGTTTAATAAATGTTTTATCATCAATAAAATCAGCATCAACTAGTTTTGTATTTACCTCTCTACTATCTTTCATTACAATTTTTCCATCTTGTTTCAAGTGCCATTTCAGTGACCCTAAAACATCATCTTCTGCATCAAGCATCTTAATACATGCTTCTTTTCCAATAGTTTCAAGTTCTCTCAGCAGAGAAATATCATCAACATCACATGTAATCACATTATACTTTCGAATATCAATAGGTGTAGTTACAATATGACATAAACTTGCGGCACATTTTTGAGGTGTATCACCATTAGGATTACCAATCTCTTCACGAAATGGATTAATCTTATTTGGTGTCGGTCCATCTCTAAATCCAGCAGGCATAAATGCCATATATTTATCATTTTTAATTACACTTGTTCCACCATCAACAATTTCTTTGACTTTTACAACATCAAATCCTTCTTGAACCTCTTTTTGAAATACAGGCATACCTCCAAATTCATGATCAAATGGCATTGTGCCATTTGGTACTTTATCATCAAATTTCATATTCATATTTTCGCCAGTTTCCCAAAGTTCAACAGCATATGCTTGTTTCGCATCACTGTTAAATTTTTTGAATTGACCGATAAAATTATCTTTTTGCTCAATTGACATTCCAGAACCCATAATATATTTACTATCTTTTTATAACATACTAAATTAATATTTAAATATTTTCAAATTACTTTAATGTATATATTATAAAGATGTCCAACTTTGTTTACTTTTATAAGAACGGTAATATCATTTATAACAATACAAATTTAATAAACGGAAAAGATATTGGTATATTTAATGATATTCAAAATGTAGAAACTATAAATAGCAATGACATTTATTATAATAAAAAATACGATAAATATTATCATAAATATATATTAGGACAATCACATACATTTTTAGAATGGAAACAGAGAAAAGACAATATATGGGAATGGCATAAATCTGATTATGATATTAGTGATTTAATATCATTAAATAAAATTAAAACTGATACAATCATAGACACAAATATTGATAAAATAAAAAAATCGATAAATATATCAGTTCAAAATATTTTATTAGAACATCAATATGATGATGAAAAAATTGCAGAAATATTAGAAAATATAAATAATATAAAAATATAAATAATATATTAATATATATTAATATGAATCGTAGTAATAGTATTCAATCAAATATGAATACTACAGATCATACTATTAGCAAATCACCTAGTCTAGATAGTTTTTTGAATATTGTAGAAACTATTACTATTGATTTTGAAGGTGATGGTAATTTAGGTATTTTATTCAATAAAGTAGATGATAATATGGTTGTTGTTGGTATAAAAAAATATACAGTAGCAAATGAATATTATGATTTAAAAATTGGTATGATTGTAAACCGAGTAAATAAATACAAATATAAAGATTTTATATATGAAAATTTTATGAAATTAATTGGATTATTATGGAATGAAAATCAAGAGATAACTATAGAATTTATTAAACCAAATTGTAATAATAATGAAATATATAAATTTTTAAAAAATATAGATTGTGAAAAACATTTTGATTTATTTGAAAATTTAGGAGCAAAAAACAAAACAGATTTATCTTATATTGAAGACAATGATTTAATAGATATAGATATAAATGATAAAAAAAAAATTTTAAGTAATATTAAAAAAGTCGAGTCTGAAGTATTTGAATTTAATGATTAACCATAATATTTAATTACTATATTATCACATATTTTTTTATATAAATCTGGTTCAAATACTAAATCTCTAGAGTTTGTTAATTGAAACATTAATGCTACTATTTTTTTGCGATTTAATAAATCTAATTTTATATAATCATCAACTTTATCACATACATTATTTTTATGAAATACTCTCCATCCACTATAACTATAACTATCTGATATTATCTTACGAGTATATAAATAATTTATGACATTATAAATATATTCTTTACTATATTTTTTATATTTTGGTGTTTGTGATAAATTATTTGATATATCCCATTCAGACATCATTATACTACCATAATAATCCAACATAATAATCTTATTATATATAATTTGATTTATTTTAAATAATATATTAGCAAAGAATAATATATCATGTATCAAACCAATGATGTTATTATTGTCATGCCAAATAATGTAATTGTTGAAAATCCAGAATTATTTAAACTACAATTAGCAGCAAAAAAAAGAAATGATAAAAAAGCAGATGAATTATGTCATAATATACTATGTATTATAGGATGGAGTATTGTCTGTATATTATTAATTTGGTGTATATTATTAGTAATTATGATGATTTTACATTTATAAATAAATTTGAAAATAATAAAATTTACTATGTATCAATCTATAAAATATAATGAGTTTAAATATTATACGTGATTCATTTGTTGAATGTCATAAGAACCATGTTTCTATACATGGACCACAACCCGTTATATCAATTGTTTGTTTAGATAAATTATTTAAAAATATAGAAGAAAATAATATCCAATCATCAAATGACTATATATTATACACTTTATTTCTATTATTAATTGTTAATATATTATTTTATGCAAATGATATCATAATTTTAATAAAATATATAGGTAAAAAAATATATGATTTACTATTGTATTGTAAAGATTATTTTAAACATGATAGATTACATAAATTAGAAAATTTAATACATAATATGAATGATAATATGAATTGTAATATACAAAAACTATCATATATTCAAGAGAGATTAACTAAGTTAGAAAATCATCCATATATAAGTAAAATAGATTATATAAACGATACATATATAGACGATCAGATTAATCGACAATAGTCATTTCTTCTAAACATTCACTAAGAGGATCACTATTAGTATCTGGTATATCATCTTGTGGTACATCATCCGGTAGAGCATCATCAGGTGGAGCATCATCTTCTATCAATTTTCTTTGATGACTATCAGGCATAAAATACATTGGTTTAAAAGATTCACAATTTTGATGGATAAACATATGAACTAAACTTAATGCTTCCATACAATCATTAATACATTTTATCTTTTTTATTTCATTAGGACTTCTTTTACCATAATCATTACTATCAGTAAAAGTATATCTGACATTATTATTATTTTCTAATGGAACATTACTTTCACCTTCATCATCTAATATACCATCTTCTGATACTATATGTTCAAAATATAATGTTTCTATTTTATATAATACATCATCCATTTTTTGAAAATTATAAGTTTTATTATTTATTAATATAAATAATTCAAATTTTAAATATTGTTATAAATTATAAATGAATTCTGGTAATATATGGTTTTTCATATTAGTTATAGCAGTATTAGAAACTATTGCTATGGGTATTATAGAAGATTCTGCAAATAAACGTAATAAGTATTTTTTAATTGGTGTAATAATTTATACATTAGTAGCATATGTACTATATGAAATATTAAAAACTACAAATGTTGCTATAACTAATGCATTATGGAATGCCACAACAGTTATATTAGTTTCACTTATGGGTATTTTTTATTTTAAGGAAGAATTTTCAATATATCAGTATATTGGGTTAGCATTTGCCGTTTTAGCAATCATATTTATAGAATTGCCAAGTTTAATTAAACTATTCAAAAAAATTAATTAATTAAACTATTTATATGTAAACATGTAAATTCAAATAATATATACAATTGTGGATAATTTATTAACAATTTTTGTATTTCAATTAAATTTACAAATTCAAAAATATCTTTCTTTTTTATATCTTCCATTAATTTATCATTATTTATTTTTATGGATGTAATTTTCATATTTCTGAATTTTTATTTTATCATCCCGAATTGTTTTTGTCATACGTTCAATTACTCTTTGCTGTGCTAAAATTGTTTCTTTTAACATTTTAACATCTTTATCTTTATAAATATTGTCACTTTTCTTTTTTTCAATAAATACTCTACTAGTATAATAAATATCATTATTATCATCTCGTAATTTTGTTCGGAATGACCAATTACTTGGACCATTTTGCAAAAATATTAATTCATTTCCTATTTTAACATATTCACCACCATTATAAAACATTTCTGTTTGTGTATCTTTATCTAATGTTATATATTTTATCTTTTCACCAACTTTAAAATCATATGGTAATTCTATCTCTTCGCAATTTTTTAATGAATCTCTTATAGTTGTTAAATTTGTTGTTCCTTTTTCCATATTATATTATTTATAGATTATCTTTTTATATTAGTATAATTATGTTAGAAATATTAGCATCAATCTTAAAAATGTCTAATGATCGACGTAGTACATTAATGTATTTTTTAGATGATAATATTCAATATAAAATACAAAAATATGAATTAATCAATATGGATGAGTTGTATCTTAAAAATAAAATAATATTAATCAATAAATCTACATTAAATATAGATTATGATGGTAAGGTAGAATATATAAAGGATGATAGGGTTACAATTAAAAAAAATAATGGTAATAAATCATTAGATATGAATGATTATTATATATTTGTAAAATATATTAATAGTAAAAAAGATACTAGAAAGTTTTTTGAAGAATTATTAAAAAAATTTTAAAATATTTATTATAATATAAAATGAAGGGTTGTAATGGTGGAAAACGCACACAAAAAAAAAGTAAAACTAAAAAGAAAAAAGGTGCTGGCAAAACATTAATGGTAAAAGATGTAAATAAAGCATTAAATACTGGTGTAGGAGTTGCAGAAGAAATGGGTAGTTTAGGTATGAATGTTGGAAAAACTGCTATCAAAGAAGTTGAAGCGGTTGGTTCAGAAGGTATAAAACTAAGTAAAAAAAGTATGAAATTTAGTAAAAAAATGTTATCTAAAAAAAATAAAAAAAGTAAAAAAGGTAAAAAAAGTAAAAAAGGTAAAAAAAATAGTTATAGATCATTTTTATCTAAACGTTTGAAAGAAGTAAAACGTAAACATCCGTCATGGCCACAATCTAAAGTTTTTAAAGAAGCCGTAAAAGGTTGGAAATCAAAATCAAAGTAAATTAAATTTTTTTTCTAATATATATTATAACATGCCAACAAAAAAACCAAGATGTCCAAATGGTTCGCGTAGAAAACCACGTAAAACTGGTAAATGCATTAAAACAAAAAAGAAATCTAGTAGCAAGTCCCCGCCTAAACGTCGTTATAATTTAAGAGTTAAAAAAGATGTTAAATCTAGTAGTAAAACAAAAAAGAAGGGAAATTATCGTAGTTTTTTGAAATGTGAAATGAAAAAATTAAAAAAAGCAAACCCAAGTATGAGACAAGCAAGTATTATGAAAATGGCAGCAAAAAAATGGAACAAAGGAAAAATGACTGGTGGGTGAAGTATAATGAAAGATATTCAAGCAGCAGGTAAATTGCTTGGAGGATGAGGTGGAATGAAAACTAAATTTATTTAAAGTATAATACATATTTAATATATAAGTATAATACAAATATGCCTAAAAATAAAATTGGTGGAAAAAAACATAAAGGTAAAAAAAATAATGTTAAAGTTTCAAAAAACTTAGAAGTTCCAGAATCTGATGAAACCATTGGTCAAGTCGTTAGGGTTAAAGGTAATGGTAGATTTGATGTAAGATGCATTGATGGTATAGAAAGATCTGGTATTTTACGAGGAACAATGAGAAAACGTGTATGGGTAAATCGTTTAGATTTACTACTAGTTGAACCATGGTCTTTTGAAACTGATAAATGTAGTATTTTACATAAATATGA